CGGCTATGGCACTTACACGATAGCCACGTCACCGGATGGCCTCACTTGGACTCACCGGAGAAACCCACTCACCACCGGTCGCGGCGTCGCGTGGAATGGCTCGTTGTGGGTCGCTATCGGTGACAACACTGATGCAGTCGATGGCGTCGATGCGATAGCCACCTCACCCAACGGCACGACGTGGACTGTCCGGACAAGCCCGTTCACCTCCACCGGTCGTGACGTTGCGTGGAATGGCTCGCTGTGGGTTGCTGTCGGTAAAGGCTACGACTACAACTACGGCATAGGCGACCCCAACAATGTCACTGAAATAGCCACCTCACCCGATGGCACGACGTGGACCGTCCGGGCAAGTCCATTTGCCGACTACCACGATGGCTATGGCGTTGCGTATTGTGTGCCATCGTGACCAACTACAACGGCTAGGGGGTTCCCGCCATGATTCATTCAGGCTTGTTTCTCGGTGCCGATGTGTCGGGCGGCGAGTTCTCCGCTCCCATTTCCTCGACAGACAAGGCGAACGATGTCGTCGCTCACTTCGCCAACCTCCTCGGAGGTCGGTGGTATCTGGATAACACTGGCGTGCGGACACTCGTTTGTACTCACAACATCGACAAACTCGACTACAAAATCAACGCGCTCAACACGTTCGGTATCCCAATATACGAGAAGTACGACCAACCCGTCGCACCGTTCTCGGCGGCGGTTCACAACTACCAGATTGAGACCACATACACCGACATTCTCGATGTGCCGAAGTTCAGCGGATACGACTCAGTGGGATCGTCCATCGCGGTCTCCGTCGCGCACAGCGGATGTGCAGACCGGAAGGTCTACAGCCGCGTGGGGACAACGGACACGGAGATACCAAACGCTATCGTCGAGATGAACACCTACAACACGGTGGTGCGCTCGGACGTATGGATTGCGAGCACCACCCCGCTGACGACGTACGCGCGACTCGTCATCAAGGGCCAGAAGATTGATGACTCGGTGGCGAATGACGCGTCCACGGTCGCAGGAACGAATATCGACAATCCGTTTGTCACGACGCAGTACAAGGCGGATGGCGTGTTGTCGTGGTCGTTCCCCGACTTCGCTGGACGGTCGTACCGATTCACAATGCGCGACGATACATCGCTGAAATGTGGAAACATCGTCAAACTCGCTGTGGACAATGAGTATCTAGACGTGCTGCTCATCGAAGCGAAGCGTACTTTCAATGGTGCGGGACGTGTCGAGTACCTAGCGGTCTATGTCGGTACGACCGAGGAGGCACCGTTCCCCGTGGCTGTGACGAGTCCGACAAAGACCATCGGGTCAACCTCGGCTACCTTTGCATGGGGTAACATCACAGGGTATGACGACTGGGACAACGTGGACATCGAATACCTTATCTACGACACCACGACAACCCCAACGCTGATTGCTACCGTGCCCTACCCTGCGACAACCGTGACAGTCGATGGAACAGGCTGGTCGTCCTTCTCCATCGCTGTCCGCGTAGACAACTTTGAGTGGCCATCTGTGGCCTTCGTCTAACTACCTGTACCCTCACTGAGCGAGACTCGGTGAGTGCATAGAAAGACCCCCGTTGCGAGTCCTCTCTCCTTCCCGCAGCGGGGGTCTTAGTCGTGCCGAACTAGATGGTGCGAAGGCGCGTCCGCAGGATGTAGCCGACGGTGGTCTTTGCCCACAGAATGGTGCCACCGGGAACGGCAGTCACCTTGTCACCATTCGCCAGCGTCTTGAGCACACGCGAGGCGATGCTGGGGTTCAGGCGCGCGTACGCGGTCGGGAAGCCCCACACGATGCGGTTGTATGGCGTGGCCGTCGGCACGGGAACGGGCTTGGGTGCCGCCACGACGTAACCCCACTGACCCACATCGACGGACTGCACGATGTTCCAGTCGTAGTCAATACCGAGGTTGTACGGCTTGGCCCCGTTCTGCTGGTAGAGCGCAGCGGTGGCGAGCCGCTTGCCACTCGACCACGCGAGCGTCTGCCATGCCTTTGCAGCGGAGTGGTTCGCCAGCGCGTGCGCGCACACGTCGTACGATCCGTAGATGCCGACGCGTGATGCCCCGAGCACTTCCGCTGCGCCCTTCAGATAGGCCTCGACCGCTGTGTGGTTCTGCGTGTTGGTGTCACAGGCGAAGTACACAAACGCGTTTGCCGGGCCACCTGCGGCGATGATTCCCGCCTTCGCGGTCTTTGCGCCAGCAACCCCGTCCGCGTGCGCGTTCGAGCCGACCATCATCGTCGCAGTCGTCTCATAGACGGTTACGAGGTCAATACCCGCCTTGCGAAGCGCGTTGCACTCGGCTTTGTCCGCCGTCTTCCATGACGATGCGAGACCGAAATACCGTACGACGACGTTGATCCCCGCTTTCTTGAGCGCGGGGATGACGGCTGCTGCGCTGACCGCACAGTCAATGACCTTCATCACTCATTCCTTTCGTCGAGAGCGTGGATGATGCTTGCTACTTCGCTGACGCTGGTGACAACAAAGGCCATGCCACCCGCGTTTTGTATCTGGTTCATGCGAAGTTCCTGTGGTTTCGTAATTCCATACGAGCCATCGGGCCGCTTGACCTCGACGCCGAGAAAGTAGCCCCGATGACAGACAACGAGGTAGGGCGTCACCTTCGCAGAGGACGCCCCACCACCGATGTTGATGACGTAGGTCGAGTCACAGCCGCGCAGATACGCGATGATGTCTGACTGAATCTTCGACTCTACTCGGCCCATGCGCTAGTCGAAGTCCTCTGCGTCGTCCTCGACCGGAGCGTCCGTGTCTCCGAACGGGGTGCCCTCACCGATGGTTTGCTTGATGTTGGCGAAGACCGGGATGATACCATTCGCGTTCTCTCGCGTGCCGTCCTTGTGGACGATCTCGACGAGCACGAACTGGTTGAGCAACTGGTCGATGTCGAATGCATCGCCCTCGTTGAGATCGACGCCGAGACCGTTGAGCACGAGGAAGTAGAAGGCCGCGTACCCGCCGTCACTCGTTAGATCGTACTTGTTCTTGAGCGTGATACCCTCGACATCGACGAACTTGATTTCGACGTTCGTGACGTTCGCACGGGGGAGACCCTTGACCTCGACGATCTTGAGGTTCTGCTCGCCCTCGTCCAACAGACGGAATCCCTTGGGCCGACCTTTTCCTACTACGTTAGGCATGACTGAACTCCTTTGATAGATTTTTCCATGTCCTGTGATGGACAACATCGTTGATGGTGCTGGCGGTTACGCCATACATCCGTGCCAACTCGGCTTGCGATGTACCTAATACAGAACTCCTGATTTCGGCCACGATGGCACAAGTCAGTTTGGCGCTGGCACTACGTCTGACATTCTCCGTCATCGAAACAGGTTCCAAATGTGATGGCCGGATGCACGCTCGGTTTCTGCACAGGTGATCCAACTGCATCCCAGTAGGGATTGGGCCATTCGCCCGTGTCCAATAAAACCGATGTGCATTCTGCATCTTTCCATGACACTTGGCCAATCCGTATCCGTTGTGCCCGAACGCCCGCTGCCAAACCCAGCAGGGTGTCTCGTATCCACAATCCCGCTCGATGTAATCCTTGGCTGCGTCTCGACACCGATGTCCCATCACAAATCGCATGGGCTGACCCTTGACCCAGCCTCTTGCTGCTCGGGTTATCGGTGCAGGCTTGGTGGTTTGGCCGCAGCCGCATTCGCATAGCATGACGCCTAGTACTTCTCCTTTGACATCGTGTACGTTAGGGTAACACAGGTGTACTTCTCCAACAGGTTGTCTGCTGCTAGTGCCTCCTTGTCGATGGCTGAACGCTCTGCTCGTTTGACCTTCCAGCCATAGGCTGAAACGGTGTCGTCGTTGTCTGTGAACAGAGCCACGAACTCGGGCTTCATCTTGTCCTTCAGCGTCTTGAGTGACTTCTCAAGTGCGTCGAGGTCGGACTTGGAGCGTATGGTCTCTATCTTGGCTTCCAGAATAGCGGCTTCTTTCGCCATCGTCTCAAGCCCATCATGCTTGACTTCTGTCTTCCGCAGGATGTCGATGAAGGTCTTGTCAGCCTTCAGTGACTCGTTGAACGCCGGTGAGATGTTGCCGACGACGTGCGCGTCATACCAGTCCATCGCACATGCCATGATGTTTACGATGTCGCTGTCGGATGTTCGCAGGTCGTAGAGTTGTGTGTTGTCGTCCGTGCAGACGAACTCCTCGGGATGGTTGTAGTCCTCGTCATTGAGGAACGCCACGGGGACGAACACGCGCTCCACATCGAGCAGGTAGGCATACGAGAGACCCTGCACCGCGTACGACGCCGGAACGCCGTCGAACCAGTCCTGCGGTCGTGAGGAGGTCTTCGCCTCGATGACGGCAACTATCTTGACACCCGTGCGTGTACCCTTCCACGGCTTGTCGAGCACTAGCGCGTCCCACATGCCGCCGAAGACGGGTTCGCTCGGGAAGTGGTCGTACAACTTCTAGGGAGTGCCGAACCACTGTTCCGGTGTCACGATGTACGGACTGACGTTCTCCTTGCACCACGCGATGAGTGCAGGCTCGATTGCGATGCCAGCACGGGTGTACTTAGACTCGACGAACGGATCTTCCGCCACTCGGCAAATCTCGCACCACGCACCGA